AACAAAGAAGCAGTAGAAACAGACGGATATGCACATTTGTTTTATGATCGAGATCTTGGATTAGAAGCTGTCACACATAAGGTAATGGAAGACTTTAATAATCAAATACAAAATAATTTTGGTATAACCTACAATGATATAATTCGATCAAGGGCTAGTATAAAACATCCTAAAATAGGCTATACCGAAGAAAATTATAATCTACCCCATGTTGATTATTTTATACCTCATCTCAGTTTAATTTATTATCTTAATGATTGTGACGGTGATACAAGAATATTTGAAGAAAAGTTCACTCCAGTACCTTCTGGCCCTAATTTAGGAATAAGTTATGATACTTTTACAGTTAAAGATAGAGTATCACCGAAAGCAAATCGACTTCTTGTCATTAATGGACTAAAATATCATACAGCAAGCAACCCTATAAAAAGTAAAAGACGTGTAATTATTAATATTAATACGGAGGCAAAATGAGAATAGATCATGCATTTCCAATTCCTATAGTTACACTTGATTTAGATAAGTCTGCATTAGATGACGTACACAAAAAAGTATGTACTTACGTCAAAGAAAAAATGCCCGAAAGCAAACAAGAAAAAAATAAATTGCTTACTACATATTATCATGATAATAAAAACTTTTTAGGCACAATAAATGCTATTCCTATATTAGAGGAAATTAACAAACATGTAAGGGGATTTTTAGAATTAAAGGGATTAAATCCTAATTGTTATGTTGAAATTACTAGTTGGTTACAAATAAACCAACCAGGATCTTTGTTTAACAGACATGATCATTACGGAGCAATAGTAAGTGGAGTATTTTATCTAGAAGTTCCTGAAAATTCTGGGAATTTAAAATTTCATAATCCTCTAGAACCAAGACGTGCAACAGATGTGTTTTTTGATAGAATAAGAAAAGTAGAAAATCAGTATAATTACGATTTTATTGAATATGCCCCCAAAGTAGGCGAAATGATAATGTTTGAATCTTGGCTACAACACAGCGTAGAGATTAATAAGTCAAATAAAGATAGGTTATCTGTTTCTTATAATGTTTGGGCAGATGTCGATGATACAGTAAAAAAATTACGTAACGAAAGAGGTGATCATGGATCCTAGTGTTGAAATGTGGTTCCCAGTAGCTATATACAAAGACTCGGGAATTATATCTGTAGAAGAAAATACAAAAGTTTATAACCGTGGTTTAGAACTACAAAAGACTGTTGCTAATGGAGGTAAAGAGTGGTACGGTGACACGTATAATACACATGACACTTTTGATTTGACCAACGACGAAATATTCCATCCGTTATTAGACCAAATTACAGCCCATGCACACAATTTTGCCGAAATGCATGGATCAAAATCTAAACTAACAATGTCAGGTGCGTGGCTTAATATTAATTCAGAAGGCACATTTCAAGAGTTTCACACACACAATAATGCAATTTTTAGCTGTGTGTATTGGGTAGCAGCACCTGCAGGATCAGGTAAATTAATTTTCGAAGACCCGAAAGAACCAGATATGTTACAAATTAGAGATATAAAATCTAGAAATAGTTTAAGTTTTACACGCATAGGATACGAAGCAGAGGAACGCAAACTACTTATTTTTAGATCTTATCTTAGGCATATGGTAGAACCATGTAAAAATAAAACTCCCAGAATGAGTATTGCAGTAAACTATAGTTAATGTATAATAAATTTGAAATAAATCCTAACTATAAAGTTATCGAGGAAACCTTTAAAGATAGTAAAATTTACTATGTTGATGAGTTTTATAAAAATCCAGATGAACTAGTTTCTTATTTGCTAACGCAGGAAAAACCAGATTTACACAAAGCAAATGATACTCCTAGTTATAATGGTGTGCATTTTTTAGACTATAGACATAATTTTATAGATTATGATGTAGAAAAAGTTGCGGATGAATTGGGTAAAATATGCGGACAACGAATCTATCAGCAACATAAGAGTATAGTATCTACTAACTGTATAAAGTTTATTGATAAAGAATTTAATAATTACAAAGAAAATTATTGGGTGCCGCATATTGACTTTGAAGGTTATATTGGAATAATTTATTTAAATCCTACTACTGATCAAGGCACGAACTTGTACAAACAAATAGAACAAGATGTTTATGATGGACCCGAACATTATGAACCGTGGCGCCCTGCAAGTAAATACAAAGTAATAAAAACACTAGAGGGTAAGTTTAATAGAGCAATTCTTTTTGATGCTGAATATTTTTTACATGGTATGAGTGTTACTAACGATGAATTTTTTAAAATATTTAGATTGAATCAGGTACTATTCTTTAGCCCTTAATCTTGCTAAAAATTCTTTATGTCCTATCATAACTTTATTCATACCTAATACTCTACGTTCTTCACGAATGCCGTCAGCAAGTTTCCTATTTGCATCACTTAACATATCATATTCAGCAAGAAGACTGTTCCGATCAAATAATTCTAACCCTGCTAAAATTTGTATGAAATGCGGATCCTTAAATAATGCATAGCTACCAGTATGAATAAAATCCTCTAGTATAGGTAAATTGTTTTTCCAATGATCTAACCAATCAGATAACTCTCCTGGCAAGGTAATATTTTTTACATCTTTCCAAAATTCATTGTGGTCTTTATTTGTAACATAATGCAGTGCAACAAAATCTCTAATATTATGCAACACAATTTCTATTTGTTTGTTGTATTCGTCAATTGATTTTTTGGTATAGTTCGGAAGTCGGTGCATAAGCAAAAATGCTTGGTTAATACTAGTGCCAATGCTAGTCGCCTCTAAAGGTTCTACAAAACTTGCACTTAACCCTATTGCACAACAGTTGTTTATCCATACACGATCTAATGCACCTGGATCAAACTTAAGATGTTTACCAACATTTATTTTCTTACCAAGCAATTCTTCTACTTCTTGCTGTGCTTGGTCAGCAGTTATATAATCACTATCAAAAATATATCCATTGCCGCAACGATCCCAAACCGGAATAGTAAACATCCATCCATAATCCATTGCTCGCGCAGTAGTCCAAAGATCAATTTCTTGCTTTTGTTCTGTAGGGAATACAATAGCAGATTTCATTTTTAAATATTTGCTGTAACTATTCCACTTTGCTCCTAATTTATTAATTAATAAACGTTTAAATCCAGTGCAATCAATAAAAAAGTCACTAGCGTAGTTTGTTTTCTCACCTACAATATAACTGATATCACCTTGAGCGTCTAACACAACATCTTGTATTTCGTCATCTAGTATGTTAATACCTTTTTGTTCTGCTATGATATGCAAATAATCATTAAGTTTTTGTGTATTAAAATGAAATTGATTGTAAGGACTGTCATTATCTAAATGCCATTGGTCAACTGTATTTTCCCAAGTTCCTAAAGGATTTAATTCTTTGTTTGACCAGTTGTGTGAAATAACTTTCCCGTAGTATGTTCTATACTGGCCGTTTATAATTTCATGTTCAGGACCTATACTATGTAAATAATCCTTGTCGTGCCAATTTTGGAACATAATGCCGCTTTTAAATGTTGCATCACAATTTTTTATTATATCTTTATAATTTAAACCTATATAATTCATAAATTCGTTCCAGTGTTCAGTACTACCTTCGCCTACACCAATAATTCCTATTTTTTCAGAACGAATTATTTGTATTTTTTTACTAGGAAATCTAGTTTTTAAAATTAAAGCCGCAACAAGTCCAGCTGTGCCGCCTCCTACAACTGAAATTTTTTCTAGTTTATTCAATTTCTTTGTTCCTTAAAACTTTACTTATAAATATCATTATGCAAAATATACATTTAGAACATCACCCAATGTTTGTAACCTCTGCTTATACTACTTATGTCCAAGACATTGACAACAGTAAAATAACTGAGCATGTAAATTATTTAGATAATAATGTGCCTAATGTTAGACGTCAACGTAGTAATGCAGGAGGGTTTCAAACTAATGATATCTACCCAATGCCATTTGACTTTGATGAAACACAAAAGCTATTTGAACAATGGATACAACCAGCAGTTGCTAAAATTTTAAATGGATGGAATGTACCACATGACATTAATAGCTTTAGTTATTGGTATAACTTAAATCCTAAATTTACATATAATAGAGAACACATACATGCTAATTCTTTAATCAGTGGTGTCTACTATATTAAAGTTCCTAAAGATAGTGGTAGGATAGTTTTTAATCGTAGTACTAACGAATACGATCGTATGCATAACATACAGTCTATATACGCAGCAAATGATACCCAGGTTGATAACCCAGAAACCAATAATACACATTGGTATTACCCTATAGAAGGTATGCTTATTTTATTTCCTAGTCATGTGAGTCATTATGTAGAACAAAATATTACTGATGACATAAGCGATGGAAGAATATCTTTAAGTTTTAATTTTTAAATCTTAATTTTTGTAACTGTGGCAAATTTATACAGTTTCTAGTGTCAAAATTCCACGCATCAACTTGATCGTGAAACGAATTAGCAACATCATCTAACATATAAAACTTACCAAAATGCGATCCTGCAACATCCTTGTTTATAAGTCCTAGTTGATACATGACATGGCTGTATAAAGGCCATCCTCCGCTACCGTAGTAGGTTGGAAAGTCAACCATACCAGGCACTCGAGACTTAGCAGTACCAATTAGCGTATTTACAAGTTCGGTACTACATTCATTTTTTATATATTTCCAAAAATCTGTATCTTCTCTACCACCTCTATAGTGCATGACTAGGAAATGCATAATGTCATCTACAGTTTTTCTAAATTGTCCATTGTAAATTTTCTGTGAATCTATATTACAAGTGTCTTCTACTGTATTTCTTAAAAAGTTTAAACTAAAAAGTTCGGCTTGTACAATAGTATTGTGTATTGCTGTAGCTTCTAATGGTTCTAAGAACTGTGAACAAAGACCATTTGCAAAACAATTTTTAATCCAACTGTTGTTTAATCTACCAGCTTCAAATTTCACTGTTTTTATAGGTTCTATTGTTTGTCCTAGTGTAGATTCAACTTCAGATATTGCATCATCGGATGATATAAAATTACTATCAAATACATAACCGTTACCTCTACGGTGAGCAAGTGGGCCGCGCCAAATCCAACCACTACTCTGTGCTATAGCTGATGTATAAGGTTCAGGAGTTTCGTTTTGTTTGTACTTTGTAAAGAAAGGTATGGCAGTATCTACAGGCAAATACTTTTTATAACTGGTCCAGTTATCTTTTTCTAACTCTTTTATTAAAATTTTATTAAATCCACTACAATCAATAAAAAAGTCAGCACTATGAGTCATGCCGTTGGCCAAACTAAGTGTTGATATGTAGCCATTGTCATCTAAATTTACATTTTCTACTTCTGTGTCTATTAATTGTACATTAGGCAACTTTAAAACATGCTTTTTAAAATATTGACTGGTTTTTTGACCATCTATGTGCAATGCAAAGTCAGTGCTAATGAAATCTTCGGTTTCTGCGCTCATTAATGACCTATTCCAGTCTAATAAATTACCTAACCGACTAATTTTATGAAACTTATCTCTATTTAGGTAATTTACTCCGTAATTAAAAAATATATCATGATGAAATGAGCTAGATTCACTACCATCAATGGGTGCAATGTATGATGGATTAACATCGGGAGCCCAATTTACATGACGTATAGCATATTTTGGTGTAGCATTAGTTTCAAACATAAAGTCTTTGAGAGACACTGGATACCTGCCGTTAAATAACTTAGTAAAGTAACCAGTAGTACTTTCTCCAACACCAATAATTCCAATTTTGGAGGATTCAATTACATGAAAGGTATGATGAGGGTGATCATTTGCCAATATTAATGCATTTGTCCAGCCCGATGTTCCGCCGCCAACAATAGTAATCTTCATTTTCTTCTTAACTCTCTAAAATAATCAATAAATTCTTTGTAACTGTATGTATATTGATCTTCATTACGCCATATGTTGTTTTGATGATAAAAACTGTCTTGTGTTAACTCATACAGATTACCTTCTTTTAGATCAAAGTCTATTTCTTTACCTGCTTTTGTTTTATCTAGTAAATTTATGCCTTCCATAACATAGCTATACAAAGGCCACCCGGCACTGCCTTGATAGTGCGGAAAATCATTTACAGTTGGTGTTCTATGTTTTATCATTGCAAGTAATTCTTTGACAAATTCGGTTTGTGTTACGCCAGAATTTATATATTTCCAAAACTCACTATCTTTTCTACCCCCCATGTAATGTAGTACAAGAAAATCTTTGATATCATCATATAGTTTTCTAGTACGCTTGTTGTAGATAGAAATACTTCCCGGATTTAGGGTATCTTCAATAGTTGGTTGTACATATTCAAGAAACAAATTATTTGCTTGGACAATAGTTGAGTGAATACTAGTTGCTTCAAGCGGCTCTAGAAACGCACTACTAAGACCAATAGTAACACAATTTTTGATCCAAGCCGATTCTTGTCTACCTGCATCAAACTTAATTGTTTTAATAGGATCAATTTGTTGCCCTAGAATAGTTTCAATTTCTTGTTGTGCTTTATCAGGAGTAGTGTATGCATCACAGTAAACATACCCACAACCCTTTCTGTCCATTAAAGGAATTTGCCACATCCATCCAGCCTTTTGTGCCCATGCTGTTGTATACGGTTCAGGTGTTTCGTTTTCTTTATATTTTAAATGAAACGGCATACCTGTATTGAGAGGCAAATTCGACTGGTAACTAATCCATTTACTCGGTAAGTGCTTCATAATTACTCTGTTAAATCCAGAGCAATCAATAAAGAGATCACCGTCAACAATTTCTCCGTTTGATAATTTTAAATTTTTAACAAATCCTTGTTCATTTAATGATACATCTAATACTTCTGAATCTATATAGGTAGTGTTATGCCTACGTAGGACAACTTTTTTAAAATATTGACCAGCAAGATGGGCGTCTATATGATATGCATGATGATTATTTGCAAACTGGTTAGTATGTTTGTTAAAATTACTTTTACCATCATGAATCCAGTGTCCGCATCTAGATAAATTTAATAATTCTTTTCGTTGTAGTTTATCTAAGCCATAGTTAAACATACAATCAGGTACAGCACCAGCAGTAGTAGTACCGTCAATAGGTCCTATATAGTAATCATCAACATCATTAGTCCACCCCTTGTGCTTGATAGCGTATTTTAAAGTTGCACCAGTTTCCTTAATAAATTCGTTTTGATCACATCCAAAGTTTGATGCCCAGTTAGTTAATATATCAGTAAAGTGCCCAGTAGTGCTTTCACCAACACCGACAACACCAATTTTACTACTTTCAATCACAGTAATATTGTGATCTTTGTGTCTTGCACTAGCAATTATTGCAGTTACCCAGCCTGCTGTTCCGCCACCTACAATTACAATTTTCATTAAAAATCCTCTGTTGCTAATCCGGAGTTAAAAGCCATGTTAATCCTTTGTCTATCAATAGGGTTATTATGTACTTTGTGTATCAAATAACTTGGAAATAATAATATATCTCCATCCTTAGGTTCATAGTACGAAGTTCCATGATACGGCCAAGAAACATGTGTTGTTCTATGCATATAATGTTGTGGTATAAATTCAATTGCTCCAGTTCCTGTGCCTTGAAAGTAAAAAACGCCACTTACTAAGTTTGCACTAGATGTGTGAGCATGTTCTCTATTTTCTGCACCCCTTTCGTTCATGTTAAACCAAGCATCAACATTCCACTGAGTAGATATTTCTACATCTTGCATACTAATTTTATTAGGTTTAGGTAAAGCAGACATGTATTGATTTGAAACTTCTAAAATTTTATTTACAAGGTACTGTTGTGTTTGCTCATCAAAGCCGTTGTGTAAATGCGGCTTTCCTCTCCAGCATCCAAAATGACTATTTTTTAACATTTTCCTATCTGTATTAAGTGTTTGATCTTTATATTTTGTAATTTGGTTACTAATTTTGTCACACATTGCTTGTGGAATTTCATTTTCCATGTGTAATATAATTGTTTGATCAATAACATTAAAATTATGCATATGTAAATACCACTACCACTCGTCTTTCGTGTAATGCCGGGTATTTGTGGGCATGATAACAACCTTTGAACTGTGATACTTGCCATTTTTGTGCAGGTAATTCGTTCCAATCATTCATCTCTTCGTTCCATACTAGTGTAGGAGCTGTGGGATTATCTGTCAAATATAATAACCAATTATGATGATGCCAAGTATGATCTTCGTGTGGTACTGTAACAGCATTTTCGCCATTGTACCAATTACAATTTACGTTAGCTCTAAAAATATTATGATAAGATTTATTATTTTGATGCATCCAGTTATGAAAAATTTCAAAAAAGAATTCTGCATATCCGTCACTAAAATGATCAGTTGGTCTATCAGTGTGTTTAATATGTTCTTCTTCAGTTCTCCGTAGAAGCGAATGGCTTAAGAAAGGACCATTAACATACGACCCTTGTTTTATTTTTTCAGGAGTATTTTCAGGTGGAATATAAGTTGTTTGTTTACCTACATAGTACCAAGGAAAATGAAATCCTAAAACATCATTTTCAATAATTGCTTTGTGTTGGTCGCTAAGTAAACCATCTGAGTATGTTGTATCTTTTGGTAAAATCATATATATATTTAACTTTAATTAGCACACATCACCAGAAATACGAATCAATAAATTATTAAATAGTAATGTACGTAGATAAGTAAATGTGTATGCGAAACGGAGGAAAGAAATGAACACAGAAAATTCAAGCGGATTTACACAGCCGGCCATGGAACGCACAGAATCAGATAAGCCAGAACAACAAGCAAGTTTACAGATTACTTCAGTAAACTTTAATTCTCTGTTTGACGACGAGGAAGTCAAAACTATATGCGAAAATACTATTGATGAACTTTGGATGCCTATTAAAGTTATGGGCGACGAAGACTTGCACAAAGGATTTAGACAAAAGTTAAGAGGAGATGTTGCAGCGTTTCCTTTTGATAAGATTAGAGATATAACAAAAGCTGCAAACGATCAAATTTACAATTTTGATCTATTAGGAATTATTGATCAAGATTTTCCGCAAGTCTATAAATATACTGAAGAATGTTACTATAAAACTCATATTGATTTAAATGTTCTTGCACCGACAAGAAAAATTACTTGGATGGTAAATTTATCAGATGAAGACGAATACGAAGGTGGAAATATTTCTTTTTTAAATATTGACACTACTGAAGTAAATACTAACACAAAGGGATCAATTTTAATTTTTCCATCTTTTATACCCTATAGTATTGATAAAATTACTAAAGGCGAAAAGAAAATTATTGTTGGTCATGTGCATGGAGCTGTTTTCCGTTGATATTAGATTATGATTATTGGTATTTTGAAAAAGCAATAGATCCGTCCCTATGTGATCATATAATTCAACAGGGTCTTGCAAAAATGAAGGCACAAGAAGAGCAATTTGGTAAAGAAGTATCTATTGCTACCACAGGTGGTTGGCAACACAAAGGGTCTGAAGGTTACCAAAAAGCAGTAAATGATAAATCTATAGAAGAATTAAAACAAGAAGGATTAGATCCTACCGAAGCGTATGTAAGAGACTCAAACATCACATGGCTTAATGACGAACCTTGATTTGAAATGGTCCAATCTTTTGTCGGTGAAGCCAACAAACAAGCAGGTTGGAATTTTGATTGGGATTATACCGAAGAATTTCAATTTACAAAGTATGGCCCAGGACAATTTTATGGATGGCATGTTGATATGGGGTCAAAACCTTATCGTGAATTTAAACCTCAAGAAGATAAGTGGAAACTTAACCCTGATGGAACTCCTATGTTAGATACATTTGGTAATCCTTTAACTGAGGATAATTTAGCGACTTCTAATCCCAATTTAATTGGTAAGGTAAGAAAGCTAAGTGTTACGATCAGTTTAAATAAACCTGAAGAATATGAAGGTGGAAATTTAAAATTTGATTTTGGACCGCATGCCGATGAAAGATTTCACGAATGCACAGAAATTAGACCTCAAGGCAGTGTTATAGTATTTCCATCACATGTCTACCACCAAGTAACACCAGTCACAAAAGGTACAAGGTATAGCTTAGTAGGCTGGAACTTAGGATACCCATTTAGATGACAAATCCAGATCATTTCAAAGAAAATCTATATGTCGACTGCAAATCAGTTGTACCAAAAGACATATGCAACCTAGTATCTAAATACTGTTTGATGAGAGAAGAAAATAAATTGGATGCACCTGAAGAAGCAGACGGTCAAGTACCATTTTCTCATAGTGTGTATGGTGATACACTAATGGAAACATTAGAATTTTTCTTGCTACCATACATGGAATTAAATACCGGACTACGACTATCTCCTACTTACAGTTATTATAGAGTATACAGGCCTGGAATGGAGCTGGAAAGGCATAAAGATAGAGAAAGTTGCGAAATAAGCACATCAGTATGCTTTGACTTTAAATATAATGATACATCTGAAGATTATCATTGGAGCATGTATGTAGATAAAGAATCTGTAAATACTCCTATCCTAGGAAATTTTGTAAGTGCAGGTAATCCAGGCATTCCGATACAACAGTCGCCCGGCGATATTTTAATATATAGGGGTGTTGATATTGAACATTGGAGAGATCCTTTTGTAGCAGGAATAAATAGTTATCATATACAAGGATTTTTTCATTATATAAACAAAGACGGACCGTTTTATCCTGAATGGGTATATGACAAGCGTCCTAGATTAGGCTATAAAGAATTTTAGATTTTGTATAAATACTATTGTAATAAAAGGAGTTGGAATGGCTATTAAAAATGTTCCCGCAAGCGATGTAGTTGCTGTTCAAGACGCATGTTATGTGATGGGTGTAGAAGAAGTTTGGTGTAGAATAAGATTTACAGATTGTGAAAATTTCTGCGAATATATTGCTAGACCTGATTCAGACGAACCTCTTTCAGTAGAGCTTTACACAAAATTACAAAACGGTGACTACGGTGAATTAACACACGGAACAGACGGCTATCGCACACAGCCAAAAACCCAAGCTGAGCGAGAAGCAGAAGTAAAAGCAACTAGAAACCAGCTATTATTAGAATCAGATTTTTCTGGTTTACCTGATGTATCTGCGGCAATGACTGCTAGTAAAAGATCCGAATGGTCCACTTATAGAACAGCGTTACGTGACCTGACAGCACAAACTAGATTTCCTTGGGATCCTAATTGGCCAACTAAGCCGTCATAAACCACAAATCATTATTCGTATTAAACTACTAATATAAATACCTTGCAATGTCGTTACTAAGGAGAAGATGATGCAGGTATTTGAACCTATACGAGATAGACTTCTTGTAAAAAAAGTCGAAGACGAAAATAAAACAAAGTCAGGTCTTGTTCTTTCTGATGACACTAAGGAACGCCCCACTAAAGGCGAAGTTATTAGTGTAGGACCAGGTAAGATCAATGATGATGGTAAGTTATTAGATATGGTTGTACAAGCAGGAGACATGATTGTCTATCCACGCTACGCTGGACACCAAATTAAAATTAACAAAGAAGAATTTTTAATTTTAGAAGAACACGAAATTCTTGGAAAATTAAAAGGAGAAGATAATGTCTAAAATTATTCCTAGAGTAGTTGTTCAGGGCGCACCTGGACGTAAAAAGATAATTGACGGTGTTAACATTCTTGCAAATGCAGTTAAAGTAACACTTGGCCCTAAAGGCCGAAACGTAATTTGTCAAAGAACATTTGGCCCGCCTCATGTAACAAAGGATGGAGTTACTGTTGCTAAAGAAATTTGGTTAAAAGATAAACTTGAAGATACTGGTGTCCGTATGATTAAGCAGGCGGCTACACAAACATTCCAAGATATTGGTGATGGAACAACCACAGCAACACTATTGGCCCAAAAAATGATCAACGAAGGCAATAAATTCTTAACAGCAGGTATCAGTGGCATTAATTTAAAAAGAGGTATAGATATAGCTGTAGAAGCAGTAATGAAAGAACTTAAAGCTGATGCAAAAGTTTGTAAAGATAGATCATCAACTGAAGCTGTTGCAACCATTGCAACCAACAATGATCCTAAATTAGGTAAACTAATTACAGAAGCTCTTGGCGGCGACAACGCAACTCACGAAGCACTAGTATCAGTTGAGCCAGGTACGAATTATTATGATGAGCTTGTTAATGTTAACGGATTTCAATACGAACACGGATACTTATCTCCTCAATTTGTTAATGCAGATAAACAAAAATGTGTTTTAGAAAATCCGCTAATTTTAATTTGTGACAGACCAATTTTAAATATGAATGATGTTTTACCTATACTAGAAAAACTAGTAGAAACTAAACGTCCATTTTTAATTATGGCTGAAGAAGTAGAGCAAGATGTGCTTGCTACATTGGTAATAAACAACTTAAACGGATCTATACAATGTTGTGCAGTTAAACCACCAGATTGGAAGGGCAAGATGCGTACAAAATACTGCGAAGATATTGCTGTACTGACAGGCGGAAATGTAATTTCTGATCAAACAGGTAGAAAAGTAGAAAGTGCCGAATTAGAAGATTGCGGAGTAGCAAATAGAGTAGAAATTACCGATAGTCAGGTAACTATTATTGGCGGCCACGGCGACAAAGACACTATTACAAAATATATAGATGAAAAAATTAAATACTATATTGATGCTCCTAGAGGAGATGACGTTTTTACTGACAAAGGTCAACAAAAGCGTATTAGTAACCTAACCGGTGCCGTGAGTATTATTAGAGTCGGATCAGCAACAAAAATTGAACTGCGCGAAAAAGAAGATAGAATTGATGATGCTCTTCATGCTACAAAAGCTGCTCTTAAAGATGGTATTGTACCAGGTGGCGGAGTTGCATTAATACGTGCAATGAACAAAATTAAAGATCTCAAAGGAGAAAATTCAGATCAGGATGCAGGCATACAAGTTGTTCTTAAGGCTTTACAAGAGCCTCTAAGACAGATTGTTATAAATGCAGGTGATAGCCCCGATGTTGTTGCAAATGAAGTAACCAAAGGAGATGCCGAATTTGGTTACGATGCCGCTACGGGTGAATATGGAAATATGTTTGATATTGGTATTATTGATCCTATCACTGTTGTACAAAAAGCTCTTATGAATGCTGCAAGTATAGCAGGATTACTTTTAATTACTGACTGTGCCATTTACGAAGATAATGACGAAGAAGATATAACTGTCCTTGGACCTTCACCTAGTGCAGGTGAAAAAGTATTGCCGCCCCAATACGACCAAGGTAACGGCGACACGTACTAAAGAACTTTGTCCTTCACAATATCGATAAATAGTATTGTGAAGGACTTATAATATGGCATCAAACCAAGCACCAATAGTAGACAGAATTAGAATTATACCACGGCCTGACGACTTTCTAGATAGAAACGTTGGAAATAGTGGCGAAGTATTTTTTGATAAACAGTCTAACACATTAAGGTTATATTCTGGAAATTTAGCAGGCGGATATAGTGTACTGACTGATAAAAATATTAGTGAACATATACTTTCCTCAGGTGTGGGTGTAGTTGAATATGCTGTAACGGTGCAAGCAGGTGTAGACGAAGACCTCGGAAATGTATATAACATTGACGGACTATACAAACCAGAACTAAATTTAGTTACAGGTTTTACATATGTCTTCAATCAAAACGATCAAACAAACGAATTTTGGCCGAATGCCGACGGTGGTGTAGCAAATATACATCCTTTAAGTTTTTCAGCAGATGATGCAAATGGAGAACTTGGCGCTGGCACACCTTATCTAACAAATGTAATTTACAAATTAGAAAATGATATTGTTACAAAAGCACAGTATGTAACAGGATTTGCAAAAAGTACACAACGTAGTGTGCAAATCACAGTTACTAGTGCAACACCTGCAACTCTTTATTATTATTGCACATCACATCTAGGAATGGGTAATACATTTACTAGTGCAGACCCGGGTGCAGGCGGCGGCGCCGCAAGTATCAGTGTCAGCGATACAGTACCAGATAGCCCAGAAAGTGGAGCAATTTGGTATAATAGTACAAACGGTATACTTTATGTATATGTAGCAGACGGCGACAGCAACCAATGGGTACAACCTACAGCACCTTTCCAAAATATTACTGCAATAACAGATTTAGGAATTTCAGATGGAACTAACGGTCAAGTACTAACAACAGACGGTAGCGGAGCATTTACATTTCAAGACCCTGCAACAGGTGATTCTAATGGCAATTTTACAATAGGTTCTAGTATTATTGATACAGACGATAGCAGTGGAATAACAATGACTCCACCAGTTACAATGTCATCAGACCTAAGCGTAGATAATGATCTAAGTGTACGAAACACTGCGTATGCGAATAATTTTGTATCTACATCAAATGGTACGCCTACAATAGATAGTGCTAGTATAATAAATTTAAATAGTCAAGACGGAACTGTTGTTAGTGGCGGACCATTTAGGTTACCTAGTTATACAAACACGCAGAGAGATGCGTTGTCAGCAGTTGACGGCGATATGATATACAATACCCAGGACAATAAAATCCAAGCATATATAAATGGAACATGGCGTAGATTAGACGATTCAGGAATAGTCTAACATGGAAAAAGAATACACAGTAGTTGTACACAAAGGTGTAAATTTAGTAGAATTAGAATCTGAAATTACAGCAAGTTCAGGTGCTGGACCTATTCCAAATAGGAGTGTCGACATAGCTAATCCAAGACCTGGATCGAAAAGACAAACACATTTTATGCTTACAGACGAAGAAGCAACTGCTCTTGAAGAGGATAGTAGGGTGCTTGCTGTTGAAATTCCACCTGACCAACGAACTGATATCCAAATAGGATTTAATTCTACACAAACTGCTAACTTCACAAAACCAGTTACATTTTCAGACAACAGTCTTGTAAATTGGGGATTACGTAGAAGTATAATGGAAGCAAATAATTACCAAAATTCAAATACAAGTGATAATATATTTCCGTATGCACTAACAGGTAAGGGAGTTGATGTTGTTATACAGGATAGTGGTATAGAACCAAATCATCCAGATTTTTTAGATAGTAATGGAATAAGCAGAGTTAAACCAATAGACTGGTATGCAGCACAATCCGTTGTAAGTGGCACACAAAACGCAAATTATAACAGAGATTTTGACGGACATGGAACTTTGTGTGCAAGTATTACAGCAGGAAATATATACGGCTTTGCTAAAGACGCACATATATACTCTATGAAAATTGCAGGTTTAGAAGGTGCTGGAGATACCGGAACAGGAACACCTATAGCAGATTGTTTTGATGTAATTAAAGAATGGCATAATGCAAAAACAAATGGCCGGCCAACCGTTGTAAATATGAGTTGGGGATATTCAAGCACAGTAACTGGCGATCCTACTAGTGGTACATATAGAGGAACAGGTTGGGTTTGGGGAGTAGATTATACTACTGATCTTTCTTTATGGCAAGGGACAGGAGTGGTAATTCCTTTAGCAGGAACTACAAGAAAAATTCCTGCTAGAATCGCTTCTGTAGATGCAGATGTAGATGAACTTATAGCCGCCGGAGTGCATGTTGTAATTGCTGCAGGTAATGATTATTATAAAGGTGATATATCAAGCGGAGATGATTATAATAATACTGTAGTTTTTGGAGGCCTAACTTTTAATTATGGAAGAGGTTCTAGTCCGCATAGCGACGATGCTTTTATTGTAGGTAATATTAGTACGAGTGTATATAATGATGGCGGAATTTACAAAGACAGAACACAAGGATCAAGCTCAAAAGGGCCTAGAGTAAATATATGGGCACCGGGAACTAATATTGTAGGAGCAACAAGTACTACAAATATTTATACTTCTCTTGATAGTCCAATAGATGCTAACTATAAAATTGTATCATTGTCTGGCACAAGTTTTGCAGCACCACAAGTTGCTGGTGTAGCTGCACTACATTTGCAAATAAATTCTAATAGTTCGCCTACACAACTTACAACAAAATTATTATCTGAAGCAAAACCTGTGATGTACGACACTGCTTCTGATACAGATTATGCATCTTTTACTACAAGTTTATTAGGTGCAAGCACTAAAGTTTTATTTGACAAATATGGAAGACAACCGGTAGAAGTAAGCGGAGCAAATCTTAAATTACAGGGAATTTTCCCTAATTATACTCCGGCAGAAGTACCAGTAGCAGATCCAGAATACAACAATGGTGCAATTATCAATGTTGTTGGCGATGGTAGTGACTTCTTTAAACGGGAAGTTACTGTAAATGGTGTAAGGATAATGGGTGCCGGCGCAGTTGGAGGACAAACAGCAGTTCCAGATGCGTGGTTAGAAAAAGTAGCACGTATGTTTGAACTGTTTACAGATCCAACAGGCGCAGATATAAACGGATCAGCACAAAGAGGATTAATACAAAATTTAAGTGGTGACGCAGGAACATATCACGCAGGGTTACCAACTATACAAAGAGTAGCCAGAGGTGCTGGTGCAGACTATAGCACAAACTTTTTAACAGATGCTGGCATTATATTTTGGAACCTAACAGACTTGTTTGACGCTACTGTTCAAAACGATATGGTATGGTATCTAAACTCAACAGGTGGAGCACCAGGCGATGGCGATCAAGACGCACAAGAAGTTATTGAACACGTATTTCACACAATACATATGCATGGCTTAGATGCACAAACATTAAAATTGTATCCTTATATAAGTTCAGACTGGAACACTGGTCCTTTGTATAATGCAATGGTAGAAGCGTATGACGCAGGCATGTGGGATCCATCAGGCTACGAGCCAAGTCCGGGTGCTTTTAAAACTAATGGAGATGCATTTGAAGTGGCTGCAAAAGAATATTTGTATCTACTAAACTTTTGTATGTTCGATTATTCAAGTCTATGGGACGGCGGAAGCCTTGCGCCTGAATGGAGCGATAGTATGCGTACACCAGCAGGCATACAATCTAATAACCCTCTAGGGTATGCACTACACAATTCATATATTGCTCCGGTAATCAGTAAACCAACACTTGCTACTATTAGAAATATATTCCAAGACGGAGACACAGGTGATCCAACAGTTGCAGGCCCATCAGGATATGTACCAGATTAATAAATACAGTAAGAGGTAAACAATGGCAATAAATTTTCCAAACACACCAGAATTAAATGATACATTTACAGAAGGTAACACCACCTGGAAATGGGATGGTACTGCATGGAATCTTGTTACAAATACAGTAGCAAGAAATATTTTTACTACATTTAGTGCAGATACTGGGTCAGTTGCTCCGAATATAATTAACGATACATTAACAGTAGAAGGCGGCACAAACGTTACTACGTCTATCTCAGGCAAAACCTTAACTATTAATAGTAGTGGCGGAGGCTTAACACAAAATGTATTCGATACTATTACAGCAGACCAAGGATCAACAACTGCTGCAAGTATAAATGACACACTTAGTATTGTAGGTGGAACAAATATTGCAACTGCTATTGGTACAGATACAGATATCGTAACAGTCAATATGAGTCCGTTTAGTATTAATTTTTTAAGCGATGTAGACACAACGAGTAGTGCACCAACTACAGGACAAGTCTTAAAATGGAACGGAACTAATTGGGCGCCTGGCGCTGATGCAACAACAGGCGGCGGTGGTACTGATGCTGATACATTAGACGGATTTGATAGTGCATATTTTTTAAACTATAACAATTTAAGTAACACACCCAGTGTCGTTGCACTAGATAGTTTTAGTATTGGCATTGAAAATACACCTAGTGGTAATGGTGCTATAAGTTACAATAATGCAACAGGCGAATTTAAATTTACACCGCCTACAGCAGCTGGCATAGGTGCTTTAGAATCATTTACAGAAACAAATGACCTTAGTACCGCAGTAACTTGGGCAGATGTACCAGATACAAATATTACTGAGACAAGTGTTACACAACACCAGGCGGCATTAAGTATTACTGAAAGTCAAATTAGTGACCTAGGAACCTACTTAACAGGTATTGGTAGTTTGAGTATAGATGCATTAAGTGATGTAGACACAACTACAGCAACACCTACAGACGATCAGGTCCTTGCATGGAACGGCACAAATTGGGTTCCTGCAGATCCAGCAACTGGAGGTGGTGGCGGAGATGTCAATCAAAATGCATTTAGTGTTATTACTGTTGCAGGACAGTCTAATATAGAGGCTGACACTACTACAGATACACTTACAATAGTTGCAGGTAGCGGAATTGGCATTACAACTAATGCAGGCGGAGATTCGTTAACAATTACCAACAGTCAAACTCCTGGTGCGTCTACGTTTGATGCACTGAGCGATGTACAATCAGCAGGTATTGATATACATGATATATATGAACACGCTATTGCAACACTTAGAATGGGAAATGTAGGCACATCTGCATACACAATTAATAGCCATTATACAGGTAATAATCCTACTATCACAGTGTTAACAGGAACAACAATAGCATTTGACTTAGACGGTATAGGTGGACATCCATTTGAACTGCAAGATAATACACTTTCAGCATTAACAACAAATTTAGTTCATGTTGCGGCAGATGGCACAGTTAGCACAAATTCCAACGCACAGGGTAAATCAAGCGGAATGTTATACTGGCGTGTGCCTGATGCGTTAACTAATAATACTAATTATGTGTATCAGTGTACATCACATAGTGCTATGTTTGGAACTATGAAGATAAAGAATATGGATAATATTTAATTGACACTCTTGACTAAATTATCTAACTGCGTTCTCAAATCACCTAACTCTTTTATATGTTCTTGAATTGAACTAGGCTTTATCAATCCTGGTGTTTTAGAGCTATGAGTATCATTTATAATTTTTACTCTTGCCATATATTCATCTAATATATGTTGAAATATTTGTTTATTTTTTTCATCTACTATTTTATCAACAGCCTGTTTGTAAGCACGTATATCTTTTTTTACTTTTGGACTTTCTAGCAAATTCATCAATAGTTATCCTTTTTAATTACAATATTATGATCGTCGTTGTTACCGTTGTTGACTTCAGTAATACTACCAACAATTTTACACTCAATTGCACAAGGCATAAGTGGCTTAGATATAAATGTTGTACCTTCGGAGGCTTGTTTTTCAAATAATTGACCGGTACTAGTATCTATCCATTTAAATAGGAATTCACCACTATTTACAAACCAACATTTTTCGGTTATACTGTTAAACCAGAAATCTGTTTTAATTGTTTTATCAAATACCAAAATTTTGCCGCCATAAGTTTCTTCTGATACCCAAGTAATTTCATAGCCATAGTCCGTTTGTTTTACATTATCTTTTTTATCCATTATCCTGCATCCAATATTATATTACCACTTATTGATATCCTTGTTTCATTACTGTTCAAAAACGGATATACATTGTGGGGCAACTTTGAAGGGAAAAATATTATTTCGCCTTCATTTTCTTTAGTTAATTGAAATCTTTTATGAACAATATTTCCAACAATGTTAGTATATGTGAATTCAAAATTACCTTGATACTTATTGTTCTCTATTTCAGGAATTTTAATCCATATACTATAACTGTAGATTCCTTGATGTACATGATTGGGAATAAATTCACCTGCCTTTTGATGGTTTATCCATTGCTCTTCAATCCTATACGGCAAAGATTTTGTCAATATGCCTATTTCTCCTAAACCTGGAAAGTCGGCTTCGTAATTTTTAATAAGAGTTATTATATATTGATTAAGTTCTTGTGCGGTGTCTTTTAGTCTAAAATGTTTTGCAACACCTTTTTCTGTTATTCCAGAATTTACTATTTGAGTACATTTTAAAGATTCGTTTAGTAAATTATAATACAAATTTTGTGGTATTTTTTCTCTGTAAAAACCAAAATTTTCTAAAAACATTGCTTGCGTCATAGTAATTCAATCAATTTAAAAACTGTTTCCAGTTTAAGTTGGTTAGTTTTATTTTGTAATGTATTACGCAAACCGTGATGTAATGGCTTAGGCCATTTTGTAAAAGAGACCCAAGCATATCCGTCGTGTTCATCATTAAGGATAGGAATAAATTCATTTTCAACTAAACACAAATATGTATGAAACTGGAACTTATCATCGTTACTTACAAAAGTTTCTAAAGGAATAGTTTTTTTAATTTTTACACTACCAATTTCTTCAGATATTTCTCGTTTTAGACTTTCCCAAGGTGTTTCAGCACCTTCGTTTGTTCCGCCAACTAATCCCCAAAGGTTATTTTGTTTACCTTTAGTTCTATGTAAAAACAAAAATCTATGAGTATCTAAGGTGTAGAACAATGCTCCACTACAAATAATCTTTTCCATACAAATAATTATGCTAGAATTTTAATCGCCAGGTGCCATTTGGATATTCGCCTTCGAATGATAGTATCCATTCACCTGAATCCCATTTGTATTGTACGCCTGTGTTAAGATTAGTAGTATATGCAGTCCCAGTATATGTGCTTGCATCGAATACTACCTGCCATGCAGTACCGCTCCATTCAACTATGTCGTTTGCACTAGCAATAAAATCTGAGCCGTCGTTGTTTTTCCAGTCATCAGCACCATCAGTATTAACTGCATCTCCAATACTATTATCTAGTAATAAGAATCTGTAACCTGATGTTTTTAGTGAAGCAGGACTTGTTTTTTGAGGATCGATAATATAGTGTATCTTATTATTGTCACCGTTTGGTCCAGTGAACACAGTATCACTGGGTAATGTATCTGCATCCCAATTAACTATCAATTCGTTTGGATTTGTAGTGTTTATCGCAACAGTACCGACTATCTCAGTAGGTAAATCTTTACGTTTTAGTCGTATTTCCGTTATGCCATCTTCAAATATTTCCGGAAAGGATTTAACATATGCGTCCCATAGTACTCCGCCAACAACACCACGTCTTATAAGTTTTGCACTATTGCCTAATATTAGTAATCCGTAATCCTTAAAAGTATTAGTAATTACATTAGTTGTATTATCTTTAATTGCACCAGCATTTCTATTGACTCTGTTAATCTCTCCTGTTGGTGTTATGCCAACAGTTGTGCGTATATCAGCACTTGGTACAGCAGTATCGCCGTATGCAGTCAGTTCAGGTCTACTTTGTTCTAATCCAATAGTACCTCGAGATTCATCATAGATGCTCTGTACAATACTTGTAACTACACCTAGTCTTTTTACTTTTGTAGGTGGTGAAATATATATCGGTGTTTTAAATCCTAGTGTAGCAACGTCTATTTCAGTTTCTGTGCCTACTGGAATACTTCTTGAACTAAAACCAATAGTATCTAAATTTACTACACTTAAACTAGTCCAGTCAACGTAATTATCTGTGGTTTGTATTTCTAAACTTGGATTGAACAACATTAGAATTTGCTCCATTAATTGCAATTTCTGATCTGTATTTGTAGTCCACAAGTCCACATTTACACTGAGTGTATAAGGAGTTGGCATTAATCTTTCAACTGTATAATTTTTACCTTCAGTGTTTAAATATTCCTTACCATTACTATCGTATGCACGTTCTCTAATGTTTAATTTATTAACATAACTTGCATCGCTCAATCTAGCCATATCCATTTCAAGTC